TGAATAGTCAATATCTTGAAATTTAGAACTTAATCTATCACCTTCAGTATTATTGATTAATGGATTGTAATCACTATTATAAAAATTAGGAACACTATTTAAATATGGGTTTAATAGTATTGAAGAAGTAAAAAATAATGAACCAGTAGTAGCATATAAAGGGTAGGAAGCTATTGGTGAATAATAAGTTGTTTGAGAATTTTGATTATTTGATAAATTAATTCTCCATATTGATGGAGATATTGGAACTACAGAAGTGATTAAACCGGTTACTGTTGGGGTTATTTGAGTAGTAAAAGTATCAGTGACTGAGGCGCTAATTCTAAAGGTTATAGTATCACCCGAAGTTAAATTGGATAATGCGGTTTCAATACTAACTCCATTGTTGTCAATTTCATTTATATGTAATGTAGGAATATATAGTGAATAATTCCCAGTTCCAGGATTAAAATCAAGTGCAGATTGCCAATTTAAATATCCTGCTGCAGGGGTGGTTGAGTTAGATCCAGTTGTATTATATGATAAAAGTGAAATATCTAAAGGTAAAGATTGAGCTAAACTTTGAGTTGTAACTACTAATGTAGAGCCGCTAAATTCACCGTCGTAAAACTCGTCTTGTGCATTGTGTAACACAATCACCGATCCAGAAACTGTTGGGATTGTTTCATACCAGCTTTGAGAAGTATTAGTTACAACATTAAATACATTCATAGTTCCTCCAGCACCACCACTAAAATTTTCTATGGTTCCAGGTTGATAATCATTCCATTGAGGAGCAACTGTGCCTGATACTTCAAGATTTTGGAATATAAGTGGTAAATTATTTCGAGAACCACTACTATAGTAAGCTATTGTAGAGTTTATATTTGTTTGTGGTTGTGGGTATTTATTTCTTTCTAAAAGTGTTTGTTTGATAACAACACCCGAAGCAAGACTTGTACGTGCAGGTACAAAATCTTTAATCATTTTGAATAACGAGTTATCAAAGTATTTGATTAAACGAATGTAGTCGTTCAAGTCATAGTTTGAAGTATATTTCTGAAAATATGCATCTCGTAAAGTATCTAAATCTGGGTATGAAGTAGCTGAGGAGGAGCGTTGTCTAGGGTCACCTATATATTCACCTATATTAAAGAATCCAATTTGGGATATAATATCATCATTAATTTCATCTTGTGGGGCAAATGCTACTTCAAGTAAATTTGTATTTGCAGTATAGCTTTGGCTAACCGCAAGGTTTTGTGCTAATGATCTAAATGAAGATAAAGTATCACCAGAAGGTATAACACTATTTTCTACTCGTATTTTATCAGATACAGCATTCTTAATACCAATTACAGGTTGATCTAAAAAGAAATATTCTGTATTAGGAACAAATGTTGGGGTTAAAGTAAATGAAGCACTACTATTTGTAGCAAATGAACTAGTTGCAGCCCAAGATCCTGTAATTTTAGGATGTACCGAAATGGATCCAGTATATAATTCGTTTCCTAAAGGTAATCTAAATACAAGTTGGTTAGGAGAACTATTAATTGAATTTCCTTCAGTTGAAGAAGGATTCATAATATAATCCTTAAATACACTTTCACTTAATACGGTATTATAATAACGTATCTCTTGGAAATATATTGCCCCACCAAATTGAGTAAATCGAGAAGCATTTCCTGAGGTCCAAGCTGTGCTACTTACAGTTGTTGAAGAAGTAGCATAGAATCCTAATTGAGTTCCATTTTCACCCCCTTCATAAACATTGTTTCCTACATGTAAAGTAAAATTACTCCCAGTACGAGTAGCCATTACTGACCACCAACCTTCATTTGCAAATGGTAAATATACACTTGCTGAAAGAGATGGATTACCAGAAAAATCTGGGGAAAAATCTAAAAAAGCATATTGGTAATATGGATCAATAATTGAACCTGAATATGAACCTGTTGTAAGTCCAGAACCAGTATATCGTAATCTAATTCTAGCATTTGTATTTGTATTCCAAAGATTTACTCCTGAGGATCCACTTATAGTAGACAGGCTTGGAATTTTAAATCTAAATTCTAAAGTAGCAGGAACGTTATTTGCCGAATTCCAATTTGAGTTAAGAACCCAATTTGTAGCAAGTAAATTACTTCCAGTGCTATAATAGGCATAATTAAATACATTTTGCCAATCATCCCAATCATTTGAATTGGATTTGTCTTTTCCTCCAAACTCATTAATTCTTAATACCGTATCAGGAATACCGTATGAGGTAATTAAAGTGCGCAGACCAGGCAATGTACCTTTCGCCTTTAATAGATACGGCAGGTTATGATAGATGCGTTTGTATAGCGACTTATTTACGTCGTCTAACGGTATATAATCGTTAGAGGCAGATATTAAAGTGTCAATATACTCAAATCCACTTGGTGTTGGAAGTGAACCGGTGATATTAGGGAATGGGAATAAACCACCTTGAGGAGTTAAACCTAAAAATGCAGTATATAAATCGTCGTTTGAGAAATTATTTTGATATAATTTAATCCCAAAATCACGAATTGCATCTGCTACTATATCTTTTGAAATACCATTTTCTAAACGGTTATCTGCGTTATATTTTTGAGTAACATCTTTATAATAAATCCAAATATTGTCATAGAATTGACCCACCATTTCAACAAATGTTTGGTATGGTGCATTTGCAGGATCATCTCTTAAATATTCTGGGATTGAATAGTAGAGATTATTTGGATTAGTATTATCAAAGTTAGAGGCAGAAAGGAGTATTCCTCCATAGTTTGGACTGTTTTCGTTAGAACTACCAAACCAATTTATTACTGCTGTACTACCTGTTGTAGCTAACTTATAAGGTGGTTGTGTAGTTGTTTTTGGCCAAGCCCATGAACCACTAGTATAATATAAATAATATTCGTAATCGTCAAAATTAGTTATGATATTGCTAGTTAATAATTCATATACTGATATACTATCACTAACTGCAGATGAAGAAGAGGTAGAACCTGTAATTTGGGTGTTAATTAAAGATATAGAGGAAGAATAGTCTTCCAATAAACTCATTTTGTAATAAAAATTCTCTAAACGTGCTTCAGCAGAACTAAAATGAATAAAATCATTAAAATTTGTATAATCTACATTTATATCAAGTCCTTTTTCCTCAAGTAAACTTTTTAATTGGTTTTGGGAACTAGTTAATGCAGTTGCCGTTAAAGTAGTATAATTTAAGGATACTGTGGAATTATTAATTTGATCTTTTAGATCTAAATTAAAATTAGGACCACTTAAAGGAATAGTATCTACAATAATAACAGGTTCAGTTTCAAATGTAACTTGATATGCTGTAGGTTCTTCAATTTGAGTTACAATCCATAAAGTAGAATTTAAATTAAATTGAGCAGGGAGGGCTTCATATAATTTAATCAGTATAGTTGGGTCTGTAGGGTCCTGATTGTCTAATTGGATATTATTGGCTATTACTAATTGATTTTCTCCAAAATTGAGATAAAAATCAAGAAAATAAGGACTATCTTCTCTTTGTTGGATTAAAGAAGTAGTTTGTTCAACTATATCTAAATTAGTTAATGAAGTACTATCCAAACGCAATTCAGTACGATCTGAAGAGATTTCGGAGATGTACAATTGTTGTAGATTAGATCCTACTTGACGATTTAAAAAATTAAAATATGTGCTATATATGCCTTGAGAATATCCTTCATTAAGAAGTATAGCTTCGGGATCTAATTGAATTGTAGAAATAGTATTTTCTAATCCTGCTGATTGACCATCTGCTAGTACAGTATATTGGGTAAAGTTATAATCAGAGACTAAAATATTTTTATTATTGTCATATATAAAAGACTCTATATAACTACTTGCAGATAAAAAAGTACCTACAGAAAAAGAAGAAATTAGACCATCATCCTGAGTTTTATAAGTTTGGGATGTAAAGTCTTGGGTGCTTATTTGTACAGTTTCTGCTGCCATTATTGTGGATTAGCTAATGTTGTTCCTGTTTGCAATTCTACTATTTGTCTTTGAGCATCAAGTAAATCTGTTCTTAATTGAGCAATTTCGGCTTGTAAAGCAGTTATTTCTTCTTGATTTGCGTCAAAATTAATATATTCACTACTTGTTTTGATCAAATATTCGTGTGAATTAGTTGCGCCTAATTCAGGTATATTATAAAAAAGTTCATTGTAAAGGCCAAAGAACTCTTCGGTGGTTGGTTGTACTGCTATTCTTTCTTGAATAGTTTGAACACCTAATTCTTTAAAAGACGTATCTATAACTTTAGTATATTGTCTTTTATCATATACTTGTTTCTGTAAGTTTATGCTTTCACTCATCCGTTAATAACTTTAAAGTAATAGCTATCATCATATATTATTGTAGAACCCTGGATAGTAGTTTTAATTAAAATTTTATAGTATCTTTCAGGTTCTAATCCACTCATATAAACATCAAAATAATTACCAGTTGAATTAGCACTAATTTGGGTATAATTGTCATCGAAGTTAATAACATATTCGTTAGTATCCAAATCTTTTATCGCATAATACGAAGCAGTTGGTAAATAATTTAAATTAGTGTATAAAGATGATGTTTGATATGTTCTAGTAGGATATAATGGACTTACATTAACATAAAATCTATTTACACTTTCAGGGAAGAAAACACCAGGATTTTCAGCTAGAGACATTTTAATATTAGACGTTGAAACTATACTTCCAGTAGCAGATCCAGTTAGTACTGTTGAGTAATCTCTCCATCTGAATTCTAGAGTTGGAGGGTATATTGTATTTGTATCAACACTATAAAATTTAAATATAGGTTGAACATATTCACTTGTATTAAATTCTTGTGAACCTGTAAGTTTTACTAAAAAACCATAATTTGGAATAGATGAACTATACCAAGCATTTACGGTATTACTAGTATTAACTTCAATATCTTTTACATCACGTAAAGCAAAAGATTTAGTAACTAAATAATTTGAAGATGTATACCAATTTCCACCACCTTGGGAAGCATAAGTTGAAACGTATGAACCAGTATATGTTCCTCCTGAATTGTTGCCGCTTAAAGACCATGGGTTTGAGCCTGAAAATGAGGAGAACCCCCAAGAAACTCCATCTGTAACAATAGGGGAATCTAAAGTATATCCTGTACCATTATTCCATTCTTGGGCAATGGGACGAATTTCTAATTTTGTAGATTGGTTAAGTCCTTGAGCTTCTGCTATGAAATTTTTTAAGTAAATAGCATAACTACTTCCAGATATTTTATTATTAATGATATCTTGGATTTCAGTTGTGTCAAATTGAATTAAATATCTAGACACATCCGGGGTTCCATCTAAACCAAGTTTATTAGATGCTTCTAAGATAGCATCTAACCCTGTGTTCATTGTAGGATAAGCAGAATATAGAGTGGCGTCTTGAGTAGGAAATAGTTTATATACAGCCATTTATATATTTTATTATAAATATGGCATTATAAAGGAACTACTTTACCTTTTATATCAGTGTTAGGGTATCTTACTTCAAAAATACTAGGATCCAATGAAGGATAAATTACTTGATTTTGAGTTGCTCCAGTTATATCATAAGCATATTGTGAATATCCTGAAGTGGTTCCTGCTTTGTTTGAAATAGAAACGTTTTTAACAGATTGAACACCTGAGATTTTATCAAGAAGGATATAGAGATCACGAAGTAAAATTGGTTGATTAATTTGCCATTTTGAAATAGTAAAATAATCTTGTAGAGCAGTAACACATGCTAGTAATACCTCATTATTATTGTACTCAGGTAAAACTATAATTTCAAAATCAATACCAATATTAATAATAAACGCATCTCTAATTTCAATATTATCACCAATCATTCTATATTGGGAAAGATAAGTGCGTAAATTATTTTTTAAGGTGCTGCTAGCATAATCTAATTGCCCTTGGGCATTTAGAGATAAAACATATAAATTAAGAGTTTCAATTGTAGAAACTTGAGTATCTGTTAATTTAGGTTGTTGAACATATGCTTTAGAGACTGAACCATAATCTGAGGGCATACTTAAAGCACGAATTAAATAATCGTCTGCTGTTACTGAACGTTTTTGGGAGGCAATAAGAGCTAAAGTATTTTGACGAATTTCTTCTAATGTATCTCCTCCTTTTCCACCACTAGCAGCTACGTTATTATTAGTAGTTAAAGAATCAAAAATATAGTTAGCGGTGGCACCATTTAAATTTAAAGCAGTAAAACGAGTATTACTCTTATTTAAATTTGTTAATACTCCAGAATTAACATTAGAATTAACACCCCCACCCGTTAAATATCTTACTGTTAAAGTAGTATTTGAGGGTGCAATACCATATGTTCCTGTAAATAAAAAGTTTGTTGGTGAATATGCTGTTGTTAACTTATTTTGTTCAAATGGTAATCCAATACCTACATTATCAGCATTTGGAGTAATTTCTTCAGTTACGTCTGAAGGGTTTCCAGCTCCAAATTGGATTTGAAGATTAGAAAGAGAAGTAAAGCGTGTTGCAAAACGACGAGCTACTTTTTTTAAACGCAATAAATATGGTGTATCTCCATTTGCGTTTGGATCATTTACATTTGTATTTTTAATGGTATCTAAAACCATTTCTTGACCTAAATGATCTACTTCATACCATTTATTACCATCTGAATCGGTGATGTCGAGAATTTTAACGATATTAGAATCGTTTATATTGACTGTAGAAAATTGTTCAGGGGTACCAAAAGAAAAATTTAAAGTTTTAATTTCAGATGAAATAGCTTTTCTAGTTTTTTCAAGTAAATAATATTGGGGAGCATTTCCTGCTACTTGATATACTGAAATGGTTGTTGGGTCTTGGGAACTAGAGACTGAAAAATCTACCTTATCTTGAACTAAAAAGGATATACCATTTGGAGTTGAAATAGTACTATTTCCTTCTATAACTAGGGCATAGTCATAATCAGGGATGTAGACAGATGCTGAGAGTTTAGAGGGTAATTGTTGGTAAAAAGTAACGGTGGTTTGTGCTACACCTGTTGTTTTTGGTTTATAACCAAACATATATGCTAACTCAAATACATTATTTGTTTGTTGAGCATATTGAACAAATGTTTCTTGGAATTGATTATCTAAATAGAAACTTAAGACATCCCCCACATAAGATGCTTGTTCCATAAACATCATTCCAGGTGATGTAGCAGAAAAATCATTGTATGTTTGAGGAAAATATGTTTTAGCATATTCTATTAAACGTGCTCTAAAGTCTGAAAAGTCACGATTAATATATTTTATATCTCTATTTGTTGTAGCCATTTTAGAATTGGAATGTTAAATTCCCGTTAATGTTGGAATTTGGTATATAGTATTTTAATTGGATTATTATGGTATTATAATCTTGTTGGTCAGTTAGTACTTGCAAAGAATCAATTTGAACCATTGGAAATGCAATTTCTAACTTAGATTGAACAAAAGATCTAACATTTTCTACAGTTACATTAGATATTTGCTCAAATAAAAAACTTCTTAATCCAGCTCCAAAAGTTGGGTTTAAAGGAATTTCTCCAGGATTAGTTAAAAAATAATTAATTAGATTAGTTTTAACTGCTTCTTGTGTGGTATATGTTGAACTAAATACACTAGTGTTACTAAAAGGAATGCTAACCCCTAAACCAACTGTTGGGTTTAAATTAGCAGGGGATATCTGTTGTTGATTAAATGGCATTATTTGCTATTTAATAAATTCATGATTTGATCCATTCCTACTTCACCAGCACCTAAATTACCATTTATAGGGTCACTTACTTGTGGTTTAAATGGAACTTGAGCATCTTGTGATGTAAAACTCATCATAGTTTCATTCATAATCTC